GTGGGGGTATGGGGGGAGGAGCGCGGCGCACTTTTTACCCTCTTTGGCGCACTTTTGTTAGTAATCACTAACATATCAATTACCCTCCTTTTCTTCGTTTTTGTCCGGCATTGGCGCACTTCCTACCACAAACACCTCACGCATTTTGCGGTCTTTGGTGCGGAAAACCGCCCGATATATCCGGCCCTCGGCCTGTAATTCTGCCAACAGATCCATCAAATCAGATGCCGTTTTGACGCTTTTAGGAAACCCTGCGCGCTTGCTCAACAGGTGCCAAACCGAAAAGCCGCCGGTATTAGACGTTGTTACTGTTTCGCCCCGATTATTAAAATCCTGAAGCATAGAAACCAGTATGCCTTTTGCCAGATTTGCGGCTTTCTGGCGTTCGGCGGCAATAATTGCAGCATTGGCGGCGGCGCCAACATCGGTAAAACTGCCATCCTCCAGCGGAACACCGTCATGCCAGCGCAGGCGCACCGGCTTTGCCCGCGGCCCTAGATTGGCCTTCTGGTGCTCGATGGTCAAGCAATCCTCATCCTTTTCGACGTTGAGCGACAGGCGCGAGCGCACACTGTTGTGCCAGGCGGTGGAGCCGGAATAATCCTCTTTTCCTGCCTCCCTGCCCGAAATGGCAGAAACCTTATTAACGTGCGCCAACAGCAAGACTGCGCGTCCTGGCCGAGCGATGCGGGAGCGCAGGGACCGGACGAACTGGCGCACGCGAGCGCGTTTAATCTCGTCATCGTCAAAAGTGTCGCTGGCGTTATCGACCACCACCAGCCCGATATTGCGCTTTGCAACCAGCTCGGACAGGGCGCCGAGTAACTTGGTTTCGGTCACGCCGCGGGCGTCGCGGTGCAGCGCCGGATCAATGTCTGATGCGTCCAGGAGCAGCAGCTTGCCATCCAGCTCTGCTGGCGCCACGGACAGCGCCTTACATAGACTGTGGAAACGCCGCAAAATAACCTGTGCGCCATCCTCGCCACTAAAGAATAAGACAGGTGCTGCCACGGTGTCCAAACCGCAAAACGGGCGTCCTAGCGCAACGTGGATGGCCAGAGACATTGCCACATAAGATTTACCGCTGCCGCCATGACCGGCAAATAGGGTAACTTCGTTGTGCGGAATCCAGCGGTCAACGAAATGCGGGATTGGCGTAAATGGATCGGCAAATGCGTCAAAAGCCAATAATTGCTTTTCAAGGTCGGAAATTGTGACTTCCGGTTCTGGTGTTGCCGAGCTGGTGCCTGACATGGGGTTTTTCCATCCTGCCGCCTGTGCGCGGGAAAATAGGGTTTTTATCGTCACACCGGCAACACGCTTGGTTGAAAAAGACAACCACTTCGCTCGCTGAACCTTATGGTCGAACTTTCCCGACTGGCCTGACCACTCAACCCATACCTGATACGCCAGGTCTCCAAGATCTGTAGCGTGCAGCGCCATACCGGCCTCTATCCACTTGTGATAGTCACCGGCATCAAGCACCTTCAGCGCGTCTGCGGCCTCGGCGAGCTGCACCGGCAAGGTGTAATTGCCGAGATTGGGAAAACTCGACGCAAAATTAGCGTCTGAGTTTTCCATCAGCAGCCGTTCCAACCAGACGGGCGCCCGCGCCGGAGTAAACCCGGCCAGCAGATCCAGCCCGTCGTCCCAGGCATACCGGCGCCCTGAATGGTGGATGGATGGCTCGGCCACGATATAGCCGTTTGCCTTAACGTCAATACCCTGCGCCAGCTTGCCACGACAGCGTTTAACGGCCTCGGCATCAATCTTGACCAAGTAGTGCCACCCGTTACCGCTGCGCTGCGTAGGAGTCTCTGGCAGCGCCCCGTTAGCATGTATCAGCGCGTCCCATGACAGATGGCCGTTATTGCGCGTATCGACATCGAGCGCCACGCATCCTGCATCGCCCATAGCCAGCCCGATGTTGGCTGTCGGCCACTTGCTCCACCAGCCGCGGATCGTCATTTCGTCGGCACTGGCCTCGGTCGCACCGTGAGCTGTCAGCGGATGCTTGCCGGGAGACCGGCAGTCAGAGTCTCCGCAAGTGCATACGCCTGCGCGTATGCCGTTAAGCGGCAGGACGCGAAAGCCGCGGAGCGCGTATTTCAAGGCGGCATCTAATAGCACTTTAGGATGCAGTTCGACTACGGGATCATTCTCGGTCATGCGAATATCCTTTGTTGGCGGTATGCGTTGTCGATGCGCTCGCAGGCGATGTCAAAGTATTTCGGCTCGATAACCTCTGGCGCTGGTGTCGGGCTTCCTGCACTATGCGAAAGGGTATTTTTGCTTTGTGGTGCATTAAATTAACTCCATCTGTGCGGTTTCTAAATGTGCGTTTCGTATACGCTCATCCTGCAATTCTTTATAAGCCGGATTTAGTTCGCACCCCAAATAATTTCTACCATTCAGGATAGCCACAGCAGCCGTTGTGCCGCTGCCCATAAACGGGTCTAGCACCACACCGCCAGCAGGAGCGCCAGCAAGGATGCAAGGCTCAATAAGATCAGGAGGGAAGGTTGCAAAGTGTGCGCCCTTGTATGGTTTGGTGGTTACTGTCCAGACGCTGCGTTTGTTGCGCCGCCCTGTTTCGTTTCCCGCCCATTCGTTGCCGCTTTTTGTGCGGCTTTTCTCGCTATCATCATTGCCATATTTATCGCCCCCAAAGCGTGGCCCCACAGCCTTCATGTTGCCGTTCGTCTTGCCCGGAACACGGTCGCTTCCGGCTTGTTGCGCCAGTGTCGGCTGTGCCAGTCGCGCTACACTACTAGCCGCTAACGGCTCCGCAATCGCTTCGTTGTCAAAATAATACTTCTGCGACTTGCTCAACAGGAAGATGTACTCATGCGCCTTTGTGCATCTGTCCTGCACACTCTCAGGCATAGGATTCGGCTTGTGCCAGATGATGTCCTGCCGCAGATACCAGCCATCGGCTTGTAGGGCGAAGGCAAGCATCCACGGTATGCCGATAAGGTCTTTTTGTTTTAGGCCGACGTAGCCGCCCCTTGCATCTGGACGCCCTACGCTGCCAGCGTTCGTGTGTTGCTTTCCTTGACCGCCAGTTGCGCCGCTTCCGTTGTAACTATCCCCAATGTTCAACCACAACGTACCGTCATCTTCCAACACATCCCATACGCATCGGAACGCCTCGACCATTGCCGCAATGTATTGCTTTGGCGTTTCCTCAAGACCAAGCTGACCATCATGCCCGTAGTCACGCAAGCCGTAATAAGGCGGTGATGTCACGCAGGTTTGCGCCTTGACGCCTTGCTCTGCCCATCGGCGCATGATCTCGCGGCAGTCGCCGAATTCAATCATTTCCCCACCTTCAGGCGTCCTCGCTCCATCGCCAAGAACGCTTTGTCAGCAATAACAACCCGCCGACCGGCCAGGATAGCGGTATTGATTTTTCCGTTATTTATCAAGGTATTGACCCACTGTCGGCTGACTTTTAGCCTTGCGGCTGCTTCTTTCACCATTATGTACATATATAACCCTCTGTTGACCAAAAGACAAGAACCGCACAATACCACAAATAATTTAAAGATTGTTGTTGACATCGCGTAAACACCGGAATAGTATCTGTTTCAGCAGGTGCAGCAAAACAACCGACCTACCAACCGAAAGGAAAGAAAATGAAAGTCAAAATCGTAGAAGCAAACCGCCGCGCAATTAACGTATTGTTGGGAGAAATTAACGGCAAATCGTTGTCGCACACAGCGCACGACAAGCATATTTTTGAGCTTTCCGAGTTAATGGAAATGCGTCTCGAAAAATTCGGCATCGCAAAAAAAGACCGCGCTGGTGCGAAAGCATCTGGCATGTCCGGTGGTAATGTGCCAAGTGCTTACAAATATTCGCGCATCGTCAACACCTACACAATCGAGCGCGGATCGTCGGACTGGTTTTTGATTAACGCGACAAAAACAGAAACGTGGGGCAATGCAGACAAAGATCAATTGAGCCTGACACCCGACCAGCGCGACATAGCGGTTTCGAAATTTACCTCGCAGTTTTCGGTGCAACCTGTTGTCACGCTGGCGGTGGCAGCATGAGCGCCCCTGAACGCTGCAACTGCGGAGCAGAAGATTGCCCGCGTTGCTACCCCCTAAACTGCAAGCAAGCAACAGTCACCGAGCTCTACCGCGCCGACGCACTTGCCGACATCGTTGAAGCAACTATGGACTACGGTCGCTACCCTAGCCGCGGTCGCGCGCAAGTAGACCTCTATGAGTTCATTAACGACCACTTGGATACCAGCTACGCATTTGAATTAGTGGTCGCGGCCTTGAGCACTAACAAACAGGCAACCGCTGCATGTATTGAGCGTTTGTATACCCAAGTCGAACAGATGCTCAAATCTCATTATGCCGACACCGACATGGTTGCGGAGCTAGCGCAAGACATAGCTAACGAGAGGTCAAGATGAATGCTCTCGAAATAGTAGGTGCCGCAGTTTCTGTTGTCGCAACCATAGCGGGATTGTGGATTTTCTTTTTTTTCTTGTTTTCATTTTAACCGGAGGATTTATGGCTATAAACCTGCAAGCAATATCCCGCAACACTAGCATCCAACCACCGCGCATCATGGTCTACGGCCCGCATGGGCTGGGCAAAACAACCTTCGGCGCCAGCGCACCGGCACCGATATTCATACTGACCGAAGATGGCCTCGGCAGGCTTGAAGTTGAGCACTTCCCAGTTGCCAAGTC